AATACGACCATCATCTAGCAATTGTAAAAAGATATTAAAGATATCTGGGTGAGCCTTCTCAACCTCATCAAACAATAGAATACAATGCGGATTCTTACTAATATCGCTAATCAATCTGCCGCCACCCAAATTACCATCACCAAACCCTACATATCCAGGAGGGGCACCAATCAAACTAGCAACACTATGACGTTCACTATATTCACTCATGTCATACTTAAGCAACGGCATATCTAGATTCTTACTTAGTAGCCTAGCTAATTCGGTTTTACCTGTACCAGTTGGGCCAAGGAATAAGAAACTACTCATTGGTCGAGTTTCAGTGCTAATACCAGCAAAACTAACATATACACGTTCAAGGACTTTATCAACCGTTTCTTCTTGACCATACAGCTTACTCTTAATATTTGATTCTAAATTAGAGATACGATCATGATTATCGTCACTTAACTTATCAGCCGGTACTTTCGCCATACGTTCTACTTGTTCGTGGATTAGTTCCTTTGTAATATCTACACCCTTATTACCTAATACCCGTTGCTTAGCACAAGCCGCATCTAACAAATCAATAGATTTATCAGGGTTTTTACGATCATGGATATATCTAGTTGCATTATCTACTGCGGCAATGACAGCCTCTTTAGTAATATTAACAGTATGGAATTCATTTAAACGAGTACTTAATCCCGTAAGAATCTTAACTGTACTATCACGATCTGGTTCGTCAATTGCAACACGATAGAAACGACGCATCAATGCGCGATCCTTTTCAAAACTCTCGTAGAATTCTTCCCACGTTGTGCTAGCAATAACCTTAAGATTGCCTTTAGTAATTGCAGGCTTGATCATATTAGCAAAATCGATACTACCGTTATTAGTAGAACTACCTGACCCATGCATTGTATGAGCTTCATCAATAAACAAGATAGTTTTCTTTTTTGTAACCAACGCTTCTAATACAGCCTTGATCTTTTCTTCAAAATCACCGCGATATTTACTACCGGCAAGTAATGACCCAATCTCTAATGAATACACCTCATGCTCTAGCAAGAATTCAGAAACATCTCCACTAGCAATAAGCTGTGCCAAACCCTCAGCAATTGCAGTTTTACCAACTCCCGGGTCACCTACCATCAACACATTAGATTTGAATTTCTTTGCTAATACATTAATAATCTCATCCAACTCGGTGCTACGACCGACAAGAGGTTCAAGCTTGCCGGTGCGAGCCAATTCAGAAAGATTGGTAGTATATTCACCCAAAACTTCATCGGCTTGACCAGCAGTCAAACTCGTAGTAAATTCCCCGCTCTTATAGTATTTTTGCCAAAAGGGTACAAATTCATTCTTTGTAACTCCGTACTTAAGTAGAAAATAACTAGCATGGCTGTTACTCTCATTTATCATACTAAGATACAAATCAATAGTAGTTACTGTTTTTCGACCGGTAAACAATACTTGGGTAACGCTTCGATTCATCACCCGCTCTAGCGTATTTGTTTTCCTAGGGTGCATTTCTTCCCCGTCTTTTGGCTCAATACACATACTGCGTTGATTATCCAAAAAAGTTATAGTTTCTCTAGTTAGCATATCAGCATCTACACCAAACTTATCCAAACATTTCTTGAATGGGGCATATGTAACCAATGCTAGTAGAAGATGCTCTACAGTGCAATACTGATGGCTACGTTCTTTAGCCTTTGCAATGGCCTGTTCAATGATTGATTCTATTTCCGGACTATTGATCATGTGTTGTCTTTCAGTTGACATTTAGGTTACGACGAGTAATACTATTAATAATATCTTGATCTATTATATCAGGAATAAAGGGTTTTAGCAAGATGATCTGGTCACCTATCAGAGAATTGTTTACCAAACCCTGTTTAGATAGCTTAAGATGACTATCTGGTTGTGTTTTGGGTAATACGTTAACTTCTAGTATTTTCCCACCAATCGTAGTGAAAGTTAGGGTAGTACCAACAATTAAATCTAATACCGAAATACTAACGGTAGACACTAGGTTTAATCCTTGTCTTTCAAATTTACTGTGCGGGTAAATCTTAAATTCTACAATTAGATTAGCATCACGTATCATATTATCATAGCGTAATTGAGCACCATTCTCGACCCCTTTTGGTACTTGAATCTTTACAGTATGTGATCCATGTTGGTTATTAAACTGCATAACCTTTTCCACACCCTGAAATACCTCTTCCAATGTTACCCATACTTCAGTCTTATAGATATTTGGTTGAGGACGATGTCCAAACGGACCTTGCCCAGGGTGCCCGCCAAACATTTGTGAAAAAATATCATTGACATTAAACCCTCCCGAAAAATGAAACCCTCCCGGGAATCCTTGAGGTTGTGGGGTATCATATTGTTGACGTTTGTTCGGGTCGCTTAGAGTCTCGTAAGCACTTTGTATCTTTTGAAATTCAGCGGTATTACCGCCCTTATCGGGATGATGTATCCCAGCCATTTTTCTGTATGCCTTTTTTATTTCGTCGGGGGAGGCATTTTTATTAACCCCCAAAGTAGTATAGTAGTCCATATATTGATTATAGCATTAAAAAGTAATGCTGTCAATATTTATTTAGGCAGCGCCGGCTACTTTTTCTTTTGTACGCCCATATGCTGCAATACCAAGAACTGCGCCCATAGCAATATGATATAACCCTGCACCTTGCAAGGTCAATGGTTGCCATTGACTAGTAACTTGTCCATGACTTAATGCTTGTAGCAAACTCCATAGAATAGGGAATATAACAAAATCCATAGTACAAGTTAGCATATATACCCAACCCATAACTGGACGCCATTTTTTGTTTATCCAATCGGTATTGTCATTGGCTACCAATACATCGGCCCCTTGTGCTGCATTGCTACCGGCTTGAGTTAAATTTTGTTGTGGTATTCCTGTAGTACCTGATTGTGTATTAGACATACCACCAAACCCAGATGAGCTAGGGGTAGAGCTTGACCCAAACCCAGATGATGACCCAAACCCAGATGAGCTAGGGGTAGAGCTTGACCCAAACCCAGATGATGAACCGAATCCGGATGATGAACCAAACCCAGATGATGCTGGTGCAGTAACAACCGGGGCATGCGGATCGGCAAATGATGTTGTATCTACTGCAGGATCTGCAACTAACTTTGCATGTGCTTCATCATCGGTTGCGATTGGGGTTGAGTTAACTACTTTTTTTGGTAACAACGTTGGCATCTTTATATCCTTATAGTCCTGCTTTTGCGATAAAATCCTTTAGGATAGAATCATTTTTGTGAATTTTTTTAGTTGGAATCCCTGAGATTTCTCGCATCTCATTAAGCTCAGATTCTTTTTCTTGTTTGTATAAAAAAGGTGATAGAATTAGTTTTTGCTTTAACGTATCAACATTTGGCTCATAACTCTCATCATCTATGATAATAGTCCATTCATTTAAAGATATATCTGTAAGAGTTTTCAGATCGGAAAGTAATTCTACGATTCTAGTAGGAACTGCGTTACGTCTTTCCATCTCAGCAAATACTACATATCTACCCGAACTTAATTCTCCGGAACTAACCTGAGCATCTAATACGTATTCATATCCTCGCTCAAACCAATCAACTAAATCTTGACTAGCTTGCTGACCTTTAACTAGAAAGGCCAAAGTTACGATATCGGCATCCTCTCCCATATTAGCAACATATTTGTCTACTGTTAATTCGGGTAATACTTGTCCTACTAAATCTAAGTATTCTAATCCTTCGTTTAATATATTTCTCATTACATTGCCCCTCCGGGTCCAGGAGGTACCCCGCCGGCCCCCAAATCAGGTATCTGCCCTTGTGCAGCGGTATTATCTTCTTCATCAGTATTGTCTGATGTACTTTCTTTATCTAAATCTTCTTCATACGCATCATCTAATTCTTCTAGGTCTATGGTTTGTCCGGCAAGATCAATACTGCCCTCACGTATATCATTCATCAATGCTTTTGGCATTTCAATATAAACTAACCAAACCTCTCTTTTAACTAATTTAGGGAAGTGTGTCCCTACTTTGAAATCTTCAGGTTTATCGACTTTTACCGGAACCTCAATTGTGGTTTCTTTAAACTTAACGGTACAGTCTAGTCTAAGTAATCTTTTTCCACCAAGTGGATCGGGCATTAGTTTCTTTGGATACATAAATATGCAGCTAACTGTATATCGGCTTATATTGGGGCCACTAACAAGCTCCCCAATATCCCAATTTTTGTGAGCATATAAATCTGAATCGTCTAGGACACGTTCAAAGTCTAATAAAGTGCTTATAGACCCGTCACTGGTATAGATACCCTTTATATTATCAATAATACTGGGATAATCTATGTTATTAAAGAAATCATCGGCTGTATGTTTGTTCATAGTCTACTATTTATCATATATACTCGCCAATCAAAAATGAGAGTATTGCTGGTCCGTTTAATATTTATCTCAAAACGCCGCACAAAAAGTGACGTATTATTCGTCATATATTGGTTAGTAAATACCATTGAGTAGATGTTTTTGACTCACTATAAGGAGAATACTTTGAGTAAGAGAAAAACAAGCGCATTACGAAAGCAGGAGCAAGATACGCGGTTTTATAAGAAAAATGACACACAGACATATTATATGAACGAATCAAAGACCATTAGCTTTGATCAGAGTCGAACTAAACCTAATAAACATGTACAGTTAGTTCCCAAATCGATAAATCAAGAGAAGTATATCCTAGCACTATTAGACAACAGTATAGATATTGTAGTTTCCACCGGCCCTGCCGGAACAGGGAAAACATATCTAGCAATGCAGGCTGCGATCAAAGCATTACGAGCCGGAGAATGTGATAAGGTAATCCTTACAAGACCTGCAGTTGGTGTAGATGATGAAAAACATGGATTTCTACCCGGTGATCTAACTCAAAAGATGGAACCGTGGACTAGACCATTAATTGATGTGTTACGTGAGTATTATTCAGCCCGTGAAATCACCCACATGCTAGACGAACAGATAGTCGAAATTGCACCCCTAGCATTCTGTCGAGGTCGAAACTTTAAAAATAGCTGGGTAGTATTAGATGAAGCACAAAACGCTACCCCCGGTCAACTAAAAATGATAATGACTAGAATAGGGGTAGGTAGTAAGATAGTTATAACAGGTGATATTGAACAAGCAGATAGAAAAAATGCTGACAATGGGCTGTTAGACCTACATTATAGACTACAAAATAATACTGTACCGGGATTATGCTTATGTGAGTTTGAAGTGAAGGATGTTCAGCGACATAAAATTATCCCACATATACTCAGTCTATATTCATAAAAGAAGGGGCGTAGGCCCCTTCTCTTATGCTTTTATTTTTTTATAGATAGCGGCTTCTTTTTCAAGACGCTCTAACACCGCTGGATATATACCTCGATAATATCCGTCTAACTTATCCCAATCTTTATCTACATTGTTGCCAGCGACGACACACTTGATAACTTTCTTATCGGTATAATCTAAAATGACATTACAAAGTTGTTGATCTTTTTGTCGGATTTTCTTACTAAGTTCAATAACTTCATCAATTTGTCCACCCGGTTTAGTTACGTATGTTACTAACATATATCTCATTTTGAATCCTCAATCTTTCGTATTTCTTTTGCAAGCGTAGTTAGAATTTCTTCCCAAGGATCTACATCATGCTTTTCTGTTAATTCTTTTAACATATTACTTGGAATATCAAATGATATCTGTTCACCGGTATCACGCTCATATATTATTTTTGGCATATTAACTGGTCAATTCAATCAAAGTTGCTGCTAGGCTAATTTCTGGAATACCAACTAACGATAGATTCGCTAACCCATTACGTATAATGATTACTGCTGAATCTTTCTTCTCAAAAGTATCACCCCATAAATCTAAGTTATCATACATCCATCGATATGTATCCTCGATACGAGCTGGATTGAATGCTAGATATTGTAGAAGTTGCTGACGTCCTTCAAGAATCTTACCCTTCTTGAATAGATCAGTCGCTTCGATCAATAACGTATCTTCACTTTGATTATGCCCTGATACCGCTACTAACTTACCAGTACTACTGTTTACTTGTACTTGATTCAAGCATTTACGCAAATCAGGATATGCCGCACGTACATAATTATCTAGGATATCTAATTCAAAATCTATTTGCTCTGACAACATCACTTTAGCTACACGTGCTGTAAATTCATTCTTATCAGTCTTAGTAATATGAAATTCATGACACCTACTCTTTAGTGCAGGAATGATACGATGCTGATAGTTACAAGTTAATATAAACCTAGCAGTCATATGATATGCTTCCATATCATTACGTAACGCTGCTTGACCTTGAGGAGAAAGATAATCAGCTTCATCAAGTAATACTACCTTAAATTTTCCAAAAGGGATTGTTTGTACAAACCCAACTATCTTATCTCGTACCACATCTACACTATTTTCTCGACTAGCATTAATTTCTAGGATATCGTATTCATTTATACCCAATTCATGAATAAGAATCTTAGCCAAAGTAGTTTTACCAGTACCAGGATCCCCTGATAATAGTAAGTGAGGGATACTCTCGTCATCTATCCAGCCCTGTACCTGCTGTTTTTGATGATCATCCACAAACACATAATCTTCTACTTTTTGCGGACGATATTTCTCAACCCATAATGCATTTTTCATTGACGTAACATTTCAAATGTAATTATTTTAGACAACTTATCACCCATATCTTCATCAGAATTAATAAGGTGTAAGTTCCTGGTTCTTTCATCTTTCTTATGGTCATAAGTAGAAAACTGTACTACATAGCCACCGTTTGCTCTATATAGTGATAGTTGAACACCATTACCAAAATCTTCTGAGTCGTAAATAAAACTCGACGCCGGTACAGGTGATCCCAACGTATTCGCCTTCTCCGTAGCCCAAGATACTATCTTCTTTTTAAACCATGTTATCATACTGCATCTCCTATAGACTCGTCCATCATCGGCTCATCACTTACTAATAATACATCCTTTGTATCAATTTTGCGAATGGTTTTTTCCCCATTATCATCTTCAATACGTACTCCACGAGTCCAACGACCATGGGCAATCAACACATATTGACCAACTGTAATATCTTTTTGCTCTGGGCCAACTGCATACACCATTCCCCAACGAGGCCTAATACCGACACTTTTCATATCATCATTAATCAATACGATCCCACCCGAACTAATACGTTCATCGAACTTCATATCGGTAACGATTACATCATCATTTAGGGCACGAATACCCGTAATTCTATGTGGCTGAAATGCTAATTTCTTTTCCATATTATTTCTTCACCTGTTCATCATATTCTTCAAACTCGCGCTCATCCGGAGTCAATTCATTTATATGCGGTTTGGGAGCAACTGCTTCCTTAACATTGTCTGGTGCTACTGACTTTTGATATGCGCTAGCTACACGTTGATTTGCATCGCGGATTATCCGATTATTAGCATCGACAATATCTCCCCTGGCGTTAACACTCATGTTTCCTACTGCTCGGGTTTTCTCGTTTTTTGCAATTAACACAGCCATATCGACTGCCTTACCTTTTGCTGTTCTAAAGACTGACATAATATTCTCCTTATTCTTTAATATTTAATGGTATTCAGACACTATTTTAAAAACTCATCGATGGATAACTGATAATAGAGAGAGTTAATTTTATGTATTCCGATAAGGAATAACACATAACTTGCTACACTACTGCCTCTACCTACACCCCAAACTACATTATGTTTACGCATAGTATCTACTAGATATTTTAAATATCTAAGTAACATAAACATTTCTCGTTCCTGATACTTGATTAGTTCTTCACCTGCTCGTTGTAATTCTGTATCGGTTTTACATTGATCCAAAACCCACTTTGCAATATCTATCTCTATATATTCTTTGGGCATTGCCCAAAGAGATTGATTATATGTATCGAACTCAAGCTTAGATAACGTTGGAGTTTGATATTGATTTAACTTTGGGATAGCATCCAAAGTTAAGTTACCATCAAATTTAATAGAGTCCTTAACTAATGCAGTTTTTATTACTTGATCTGGATTGGTAAGATATAGATCACATAAATCTATCTCATCTAGTATCTGTTGTCCCAATAAATCGTTACGCATACACTAGTATAACTTATCTATACAGATAAGTCAACGTTTTTTATTATCAAATGACCCAAATAGTATTTCTGCGGTTGGAGTAGATTTTGTAGATTCGTTTGGTTCTTCCCATGTTAGATATACCTCATCCCATGGAATATTTGGATTAATTGCTTTTAGAATCTTTTTGTTCTTCTTATTGGAAAGGACTTCAGAGATTTTAGTAGAGTTATCATTCCACCAATTTGATTCTTGAAATGGTCCTGCACTTTCTTCTATATCATACATAAACGATACATCATCACTCATTCTAGATTTGATAGTAATATGGGTAGCCAAAAGTCTTCCTTCAGTTATTGCATTAAATTTGGTTACCAACATTATTGCTATAATCTGATCGTATGGATCTTCCGGAAGAGTACAAGCCTTCATACTTGCTTCTGTGTATTTTTCTATTGCTGAATTTTCAGTTAGGTTTATGAATACACTACCTTCTATACAATATGTTAAAAAGTATTTTATCCTCTCTAACGCAATGTTTTGTTCTCTAATAGAATCGGATTCTACTAAGAAATCAACCGTAGCTTTATATAGGTTAATAAAAAATTCATCTCGGAAATGAACACAACATTGGAATTCGAAGTCTCTACTTATTCTGGCTGTCATTAGATGATATGTTAATTTTGTTTTGCAAATTCTGCTTCTTATACATCTCATCCATACGGTGACTATATTCGGTTCGGTAACTATCTAAAATCATATGTAGTTGATTAAGCATAGCACCATTTTGCATTCGACTAGCAAAGGATAATTTTCCGGTTAAATCTGTTATAGCTTTTTGTAGTTCATCAAGCGTTTTGCCCGATAAATCACTAATGAAAGGATGTTGCATGAAGTATTTATTAGATACTACCCAGTGTCACTTTTTTCCATATAGTAGTAGCACTATCATAGGTACCGATACAAAAGTATAAATTTACCCCATTAGTACACATTGATCCACCAACATCGCCGGGGGCGCCGGTTGGGCCCGGAGTTCTATGTTGGATTTGACCTATCTTCTGTGACCTATTTATTGGTTTAATATCTAACGTTGCACCACAATCCACCGTACTAATCTCATATTGTAATTTTCCTACATTAGCTGGGATAGTTATGGTATTAGTATATGTAGTACTTGCAGCAGGAGCAACATTACTATTGAAATTTTCTAGAAGGGTTGTTGAAAAACCCATTCCCGTCATTACAATACCGTCACCATCAACAGTAGTTATCGGGAACGTTATAACAGCATCTACGTTTCCTACGGTGAGGTCTAATACTAGTTTACTTTGCGTACCGACTGGTGCCCAACCACCAAATGATAATGTCGTATTCCCTGTAATAGTTCCAGATTGTACGTCACCTTTACTTACATCTATTACTTTGGGACCAGTAATACTATTTCCTAATGAGAAGGTAGATGACCTAAAACTTCTAACAAGAGCATTACTAATTAGAGTATTAGCCATATCATTATTCAGCGTAGTATTATTCAATGCTGTTTTGACTACTACCTTATTTTGTAAGTCAGAAATCTCTCCGCTAGCGGTATCTAAATTAACTTTAGTCGCAGCAAAGTTATCTCTAAAACCCTGTGAAGGGTTATTCTGCCCGGGTATTGGGTAGTTTACGTTTATTCCATTTGTATTGATTTCGCTCATATTCTCATTCCGTATTGTATTTAGTAGCCTACATCTTTAGGCAAAATAGTTTTTCTAGGGAATAACACTGAAAAGTCATGTCTATTCAATGCCCCATTATCAATCGTAGGTGAGCTGGGTAGATGTTCCCAACTTGGTGTTTTCAATAAAGTATTATAGTCATACGTATAACTCTTATCTACTAGGTATCTATCAACTGTAAAATTAATCTCATTAATATCATATGACCAATTATTTAATATGTTGTTTTTTATAATTGCCGCCTTATCGGGAAGAGTATAACAAATGACCCAAGCCTGTATATATCCTAATATAGTACCATTTGCTTGCTGACTTCTCATCCATAATGGTAATAGTCTACTATCAAAATTTTCACCAATAACTGATGCTAATTGGTTTCTCATATTAACATAACTGCCTGGATATAACTTTCTTACTTCGCCGGGCGTTTGGCTAACATAAAAATCTTTACTTTGCACCGTTATAAAACTATCACTAATTGTTGTATCACTAGTGATCCATGGACCTAAATTCAAGTTAATATTTTTAGGCCAAGTGATTTCACTGGCAATACTTACACCGTCATAATTAACTAATTCATCTGAAATTTGACTATAGACTACTTCGTATAGTATATTCTGATTTTCATCTTTAGCTACTGCTGTTTTAATCTCACCTAAGGTGACTTCTCTCCAATAATGATTTTTAGAGACAGCAGAAATATAACTTGCCGCACTACTAGAATTCATCCCATACGCATGAACATATGTTATATCTCTAGATTTACCAAAATATATATCATCTGCTCTATACAAATACTCAGGAGGTATTAATGTATCATCGTTAAGTAATGTACCTAATTTAGTTCTATCTTGCATATTAGGTGATGCTTTAAAGTAGATATTTTCAAAAGGTGAATTGAATACTTGTTGTACCGTTACTGTAAATGTTTTTGTAGAGGTTAACAATGCATATAGAGATGTAGTAGCCTGTATAGTGAAAGTATATTCTATCTCATCACCGGTTTTAAATAACGTAGTCGCTGGTTGCTGCGCTACTCTACCTAATATATTACCGTTATTTGATAATGAAAGGTTAGGTGGTAGTTCCCCGTCTATTAGATAATATTGAAGTTCATACTCGGATGATGCTAATACTCTAAGATCACTTATTGTACCATTAGCTATAGTACCTAAATTAGAGTTAGATACCCAACTAATATCATTCTTTACATCACGATTTACAGTAAAAATAAAGTCATATGTTTCACTAACTACACGCGTATGTTCCGATTTTGCTACTCGTACTGAAAATGCAAATTGACTACTTCCTGTAGTTCCTAATGTAGGTATACCTGTTACCCATCCAGTATGAAGATTACCGTACAGCCCTAATGGTAATGATGAGAAATAGTACAATAGAGAATTACCGTCAAAGTCGTAACCGATAACCTTAAAGGCAAAGTAATCTCCGCTCTTTATAGGAGCGATATATTTCGAAGCTAGATAGAAGTCATGGAAAGGATCGGATGGATTTAATTTAAAGGATAAGGGATTATAATTTAATATTGCAGGAGCTCGACTATTTGATTTAGAGTCAGTTGCTTGATTATATACCGATATACTATATGTAGAAATGTCATTACCCATTGGACTAGTTAACACTAACGTAAATGTATATATTTTAGTTGGAGTATCCGGAGGTCTTGCATAACCTTGTATTAACCCATCTGTATTAATTTCTAATCCAGGAGGTAATTGACCTACAGTAAGTTCTATTTTTATTGGATTCTCTGCCAAAGAAGAGACTACGTTGTTATATTTTATATTATATGAGGTCCATGTACCATCAATTATATCTACTATTTTCCCTGCAGGGGTAGTAAAATACGGTGTTACTGATCCGGTTATCTCTAATGAGAACGTTCTATCTCTGATTTGTTGAAATTCATCCGTAATCCGTACAGTGAAATTACTTGTAGTATTAGTAGCTACCGGATTAGGTATTCCGGTAATTAAGCCTTCCTCACTTATTGCTATATTGAATCCTTTAACTGAATTAGGGAATGATCCGCCCAACAATTCATATGTTAGTAATGTGGCTGGAAATACCGGAGAAGCAATCAATTGAATAGATATTGCTACACCCGCTGGATATGTTCCTAAACTTCCAGCTGCTGTTCCCCATACAGGTTGTGCCATAACTATCCTTGTAACAATCGTAATGCAAGAGCATAATGATGTTGTCTATCTTCAAGTCCAATAGTTCCGCCATTAATACGTTTGGTTAACGTTACAAAATCATTTGAATCACAATATTGATTTAGACTATTGTTATCCCAAAACCAACCTGCACTAGCACAAGCACCTTGCGGGGTTTCCATATATGCTACACATTCTTCTATGCTTATACCCAAATCAGCGGCAAATTTAGTATAATTATTTTTACCGGTCAATTGAATTAACCCTCGACCACAGAATCTATACCCATCTCCGCTAGCCTCATCACCATTACCCATTCGATTAGCATATACTTTATTTGCTATCATTTCAGGCTTACGATCATATTGTTTAGCTAGTTCCTCATTGGGAAAATATCTTTTGAACGTAGTCATTAACCCTTTTGCACCATAGTTTAAATTTTCTTTTACGAAATTAAAACTACCTGATTCATGTGCAGTCTGTGCTAAAAAGCCAGCGATACGATTAATATTTTCATACATATCATAATATTTGGCCACTTCTTCTAATGGTTCAACATATTGAAGTAATGTATTTGCTTTAGTTTTTGGGCACAATGCCTGTAATAATTCTAGTGTAATCATGTTATCTCTCTTAAGTTTTGCCTATTGCTACTTCTATCATACCAAACTCACCGTCAAAGTTCTCTAAACTCTTACCAATAACTGTGCCAATTTGAGGAGAACTGCATGAAGTTGCAAGTCCGTTACCCGCACTTACTAGCATATCACCCTTGGATATTTTACCAGTAACCTTAACAGGTACTCTTCCTTGTAATGCTACAGCTACCGGGAATGCACAATCTAAATTAGAATTCATTGTATATGCAGGTTCACTAGTTACTACACCGGCAACTTTATTACTCATTATAGTTGTGCCAAT